TCAAGGTTTTTCTGAGCTAACGACCAGTTTCCTGATTGAACCCAAATCCTCCAGATTATTCAGTTCTTCCTTCATCTCCCGCTGACGTCGATAAATCTCGTCATTGCGATCGAGCTGCGCCTGCGCCATTGCTGCCGCCAGTTCTTCAAGTTCCTGCATCGACAGTTTCACCTGTTGATTATCGGCATCACCCCACGTAAGGGTGGTTCGTGCCGTATCGGATTTCGCCGCCATTACTACCGGATAAAGACGAGCCATTGAGTCAGGGCCAGCATTCCAGGTGCGACCGTTCCATTCGAACGTGAACGGCAGTGCTTCCTGTTCTGTACGCCACGCCTCGATTTCCATCTTTTTGGCATCTTTTGCCGCTGCGATAAGTTCAGGCGTGACTGTAAACGGGGTGATTTCCCCCCATTTGCCGCTTTGAAGTTCCTCCCAGACGTGCTGGCCTGTCGGGGCGCTATCGTCCTGCATGGCGGTATACGGGACGAATTCCGTTTCACCTTCAAATAACACCTCGCAGTCAACCGCACCATTTTCGAGATAATGGGCGTTTCTGATGCCCTTTACTGCTCTGATTTTCATGTTTTATTCCCCGTTAATCGATGCGCACAAAAAGACCAATATAGCCAAGTTTTCTACCGTGATTACTGCGTGACCCAGAAAGTGCCATATAACGACCGGGGAAGTTGTATGTACTGGCACTACCAATTGACACTTGCGGTGTGGATCCGTATGTCCCTGAATCGCTAACTGAAGCATTCATAGCCAGAGGGCCAAGACGGGAACCCGGCACAATATCACCGAGTCCCAGAGACACATCAGCACCAAAACTTTCCCCCTGATATGCCGCCATAATCGGCACACCAACTGCCGGATATTTGTAATATGAGCCTGAGCCCGCCGTCCTGGACAGCAGGAACGCCAGCGAATCGCCGTCGTAAATAATGGGGTTTACTGTTGCATTCCAGTTGTTTCCACTAAAGCTGTAAGTCAGGCGATGAATACTGTGCTCACCTTCGTAATACTGGTTAAAAAACAGCAACGTTTTGAATTTACGCACTGTGTCCGATTCATCGTTATCAAAGGGCGACCACATCACATCAATGGTGCCGTTAAATTTCTTGGTGCCAACCAGCAGCATGGAAGAGTCCGCAATACTGACCGCATAACGCCCCGGGGCGGCCTTTTTCAGCCATTCAACAAAATCGGCCTGCCCGTTAAATGTCAGAGCGTCGGCACTGGTGAATGCCTGACCGAATCCATGCATGCCGGACAGTGCCAGTCTGCCCGGTGTGCGGTCGCGGATATCGCTCTGGGGTTCCATCGTCGCAGCCGCTTTCAGTTCAAGCTCCGTGCGCATGGCTTCAGGTGTGTCCAGTGCCAGTAATGCGCGGGCTTTTTCTGACAACTGCGCCAGTAAAATCCTGCCATCTGCACTGAAATAGGGCAGTGTGTTTTCTTCCGGTGTTATCTTGCTGACAGCCGTTAACACGTCATTAAGCGGCTGTTTACCTGCCAGTGCATTAGTGACGGTTGTCGCAAAGTTCGGGTCATTGCCCAGTGCCGCTGCCAGCTCGTTCAGCGTGTCCAGGGCTTCCGGTGATGAGCCAACCAGCGTGGCGAGCAGTTTGCGGACAAACGCCGCATTGGCTATTTCATTACCTGCTGCATCATCCGGTGGTGTTGGCGTGGACGGCGTTCCGGTCAGTGCCGGACTGTTCAGTGGCGCTCGGGTTTCAATCAGTGCCCGGAGTGAAGCCTCGTTGACTTTCAGGTTTTCCCAGCCAACCAGATAACCACCTCCGGTAGTCCAGTAGCGATTGTAATAAATATGACCGTTAATACCGTAAAAAATAATGATTTTGGCCACATATGCCGTATCATGGCTGATTTGAGGTTCCGGCCAGATAATTTCAACGGTACCCTTGAACAGCACGCCCTGTATTACCGCATTTGTATCTGCATAAACGGCATAGCGTCCGGGATTTGCCGTTTTTACCCAGCGGAGAAAATCGGCCTCTGTTTTAAACTCGGTCCTGTCGCCGATGAAAAATACTTTCCCGAATCCAAACATGCCGGGAATCGCCAGACGGCCTTCGGTGCGGTCGTAAATATTCTCCTGCGCATCCTTCTGTGCTGCATTGCCAAGTTGTGGCGTCAGATTCGTCCAGGTGACCGGGGCGGAGATATTATCGCCACGAACGGTCATAAGAATCCGTCCGTCTTTTCCAAAAAACAGAACCAGCTTTGTTGCTGTCTGGCTGGTTTTGTCGGCCCGGCCATTATCCAGCCAGATAATTTCTGTTATCCCGGTTGTTTCTTCCGTTCGTGTGGCAAAGGTGTAATAGCGTCCCGGATGCAGGTTGTGAGCGGTTCTGGCTACAGTCGCCATATCGCTGGCAATAATTGAACGCGCTCCGGCGTCCGTCATTCCGTAACCATACGCACCGGGAAGCGCAATGCGGCCTTTCGTGCTGTCGTGAATGTCTGTCTGAATATCCATTACCGCTGCGCTTTTCAGCTCAAGCTCATTGCGCATAGCTTCCACTGTGGCCTGTGCCAGCAGTGACCGGGCTTTTTCTGACAGTGGAGACAGTGAAGCATTTCCGTCCTGATTAAAGCACAGAAGATTATCTGCCCGTTCTTCCAGATTACTGATTGCGGTTAACACGTCACTGAGTGGCTGTTTACCTGCCAGTGCTTTGGTGACTGTCGTCGCAAAATTCGGGTCATTTCCCAGCGCCGCTGCCAGCTCGTTCAGCGTGTCCAGGGCCTCCGGTGACGAGTCAACCAGTGCAGCGAGCAGTTTGCGGACAAATGCCGCGTTCGCTGTTTCCAGACCGGCAGCATCGTCCGGTGGGGTTGGTGTGGTGGGCGTGCCGGTGAATGCCGGGCTGTCCAGCGGCGCTTTTGTTTTCGTCTCGTCCATGACGGTTTTGACGGCCTTCGGTGTGGCTGCCAGTTCTTCGCTGTCGTTGTCCGTATCACTACAGAGTTGCACCAGGCCTTTTTCTGTCGTGGAAGCATTGCTTCCCTTCAGGTCATCAACTATCCGTTGCGCCTCGTCCCTGTGCTGTTTCGCGTTCTGTTCGCTTTTTGCTGCCGCTTCGGCGCTGGCTTTTGCCTCGCCGGTCAGCGTTGCAGCTTCACCGAGTTTATCGACCGCTTTCCGGACTATCGAGTCAGCATCCTTGACAGCCTGCTCTGCGCTGGCCGCATCCTGTGTGGCAGATGATGCCAGCTGTGCCACCTGCTTTTTATCTTCGGCAACGGATTCTGCATTCTGCTGTACGTTATCCGCCAGCGTCTGGCAATCACCCTTAATCTTCTGCGCATCAGCGACATGTTGCCCGGCCTGTCGTTCGCTTTCTGCAGCGGCTTCGGCATTTTGCTGTGCCTTATTTTTTAGATCTTCTGCCTTATTTTTACTGTCAAGAGCAGAGTTCGCTGCGTTTGTTGCTGCCTCCGCTACCGCCTCTGCCCTTTCACGATCATTGGTGACCTGCTCCGACTGCCGGGCAACCGCATCCACCATTTCCTCAAAGCGCTTCATCACCTCCGGACGTAAATCACTATCCTTTGGTGCATCCAGAAACGCATTCAGTGTCCCCGGTGCATCAGTCGGTGCCACATAAATATCCCCGACACGGGTTGGCTGCCAGCCGTTACGGTGAAGCGCAACCTCGTAATACCCCGGCTCAGCCTCAATCACATAAGCACCGTTATTGTCCGTCACACAAGTGGCGACAACGTGCGCCACAACGGTCGGGCTGGTTCTTCTGGCCCGCAGTTCAATCGCACAATTTACGACAGGTTTACCCGCCCCATCTTTCAGTACACCTGAAATCTTTACTGCCATATTCACCCCACAAAAAAGCCCGCCTGATTGAACAGGCATGCTGTCATAACACTGTGTTACCTGGCTAATCAGAACTTATAACCGACACCCACGATGAAACCGTCAGTGCGCCAGTCGCCACTGCCGGAGACTTCATAAGCAATATCAATGGCCACGGATTCGGTCGGGTTAAACTGCACGCCAGCTCCCCACGCCAGAGACGTGTTGCTGTGGCGACCGTCATCACTTCCGGTCAGCACATCGTGCGTTTTCCCCTTGTTGTCAGTTACGCGGATATAATCCCCGGAGAAAGTCGACACACGGCTGTAAGCCATACCCGCCATCGCATACGCGCTGAACCATTCATTCACGCGAACAGACGGCCCCGCCATCACACTGAACCCGCGGTTACGCACGGAATCCTCATGCCAGCGGGTATCGCTGTAATGCGTTTTTTGCTCATCTTTGGCATTGGCATAACTGAATGACGTCACAACACCCAGCATGTCCGTAAACTCATAACGGTATTTCACGTTAATCCCGTTCAGATCATCACTACCGGGAGCGTTCGTACGGGCATGAAGATACCCCGCGCTCAGCGTGGACTGATGTTCTGCTGCGCTCGCTGGCGTACCAGCGGCAACCAGCCAGACTACTGCGGACAGAATAACAGCACATAATTTACGCATAATTACCTCTCGCTTTTCTGCAATAAAAAAGGCGCCATTTCTGGCGCCCGTATTGGGGTTATAAAATTCAACTGATACTGATACCGGCTGTAGATTTCTTCATCACAATAACAAGAAGGTCGCTGATACTGGTCGTTGGCGTCCAGTTATTAGCACCATATGAAGAAACATTGAAAGTCAGGGTGACATGGCCGTGTCCGGCAGGCATATCAATGACGGATGAAAATACCCTGCTGACATCCGTCGCGGGTTGCTGAAAGATTTCCTGTCCGTTCTTCAGTACCTGCAGCTTACAGGTTGAATACCAGTATGAATGTTGGTTGTGGCTGTTGAAGTTTTCATGCTTACCCCCACGAAACAGAACGGGGGGGACTACTATCTGACGGTCAAAAGCCTGGTCATCGTACACAGTGACCGTTATTGTACCGCTGGCATAACTGCCATTTCTCGGAAAGGCTTTTCCCACTGTTTTAACGAGATCGCCTTCAATCTGGTTCGCGGACAGTTTTCCCAGAACCCGGCAGTTCTGGTTAATCGTGACGTTGTTGAGCGTCCCGGAGTTCGCATTCACGTTACCGCTAATATCTGCATTTTTCGCCGTCAGCCGCCCGTCCGGCGTCAGGGAAAACGTAGGAGGATTGCCGGATGACGTGATGCTCACCGCAAACAGTCGCTTCAGGAACACGTCGTTCATGAACAGCTGATTCCCCTGCGCCACAAACAGCGGCGTGGTGTTGCCGTTCTCCGGGGTAATCATCGCGATACGGTCAGCCTGCAGCAGAATACTGCTCAGCGTCTGACCATCAACATCCTCAATCCCCGCGCCAATCCCAGCCACATAGGGAATACCGTTTTTTGTTTTCTGCACCTTCAGCATATACATGGCATTCAGCTCATTGCGCGTGTCTGACTGAACCCGCTGGATTTGCTGTATGGTCACGGCCTGGTCACCCAGCTTTTTATCCGTGGTCGAGGTAATTTCACTCCCTTTTTTATCCACGTACTGGCGGACCTGTGCTATCTGTCGGGCGTTTTCTGACTGCCCCTGGCTGACAGTCTGTGAGATTTCACTGCTCACCCGGTCCACTTTCTGGTTCACCTGCGCGATGGCCAGTGCCTGGTCCTCATTCTTTTTCGCAACCAGCTGCGTGAGAGTGTTTTCCGCCTTCCCGATTTTCCGGGTCACTTCTGCGATATCCGTGTCCATCCGCTGACGGATGTCTTCTTCCAGTTGCGTGACCTCCGTACGCAGCGCTGAAGCATCAATGCGCTCTTTCAGTGCCTGACCAAGAAGCGTCTCATCTATCAGCCCCCGGAAAATTTCCAGATACCCTTCACCATCATTGCTGGGCTGCCCGCTGGCTTCCACAAAAGCAGATTTTCCCACCAGGTTGACGCTTCGCACGTAAAACCAGAAATCCGTCCCCGGCTTAATCCGGCTCCCCTGGACAGTCCACTGACTGCCTGTCCCCAGATAACGGGCAGATTTTTCCACCTGTGCTGTGTTCGTGATGCGTTTTTCTGAGAACCAGAATTCAAACTGTACCGTCGGGTCATACACCGCAAGACGCGGGACCGCCGTTATCTGAAAATACCCCGGCGTCAGCTCAATGGTGGCGGGTTTTGCAGGTGCGTTAATCCGGAAGGTGGTGGTGGCAGGATCGCCCTGCTGTCCCCACGCATTTACCGCCCGGACTGTCAGCCTGTAGTTCCCCAGCGCCAGTTGCGTGAAGCGGTATGTGGTTTCCGTCGTCCGGGCCGTGCTGACCAGCCGCTCACTGCCGTCATCCGCTGTTACGGTCAGACGGAGCAGGAAGCTCACGCCCTTCACCACCTTCGGCGTGTCCCAGCGCGCCAGCACCTGATATTCCCCGCTGTCTGCGGTGACTTCGGCGGTCAGGTGCTGCACCGCTGGCGGCGTGACACCATTCACCGTGCTGCTCTGGTCGCCGTCAAAGTGCGCCCCGTTATCCACGATGGCCTCTTTTTCCGGCACATGCTGCACGGCGGTGATGGCATACGTGCCGTCGTCGTTCTCACGGATACTCACGCAGCGGAACAGTCGCTGGCGCAGCGTCGGCAACTTCAGCCCCCATACGCTGTATTCAGCAACACCGTCAGGAACACGGCTCACTTTTACCTTCACGCCGTCGGTGACGGACTGGACCTCCACGCTGACCGGATTACCCTGACCGTCAACCAGGCTTATCAGCGTGGTACCGGAGGATGGCAGCGTGATTTCACGGTCGAGCGTCAGCGTCCTGGTCTGGCTGTTCACCGCCAGCACGCGACCACCGGTGCTGATACCGGCATAGTCATCATCGCAGATTTCAATGACATCGCCCGGTACATGGCGAAGCCCTTCAGCACCCACGCTGAAATCCACGGTCTGCGTCTCCAGCAGTTCCGTTTTAATCAGCCACAGCCCGGCGCGGTGTGCCTGCCCCCGGCTGGTACAGCCAAAGGCATCCATCTTCGTGACATTACGACTGTAACGGGCAATGGCCTGCGTATCTTCAACAAGCTCTGTCGCCGTCTCCCAGCCGTTGTCCGGGTCAATCCAGTTCACCTCAACGGCATTATGGCGGTCCTTCAGGGCGCTGAAGCTGTAGCGGAACGGCGCGCCATCATCCGGCATCACCACATTACTGCGGTTATAGGTCCACACCTTATCCGACGGTCGGTCCTGCACGAACGTCAGCGTCTGCCCGTTCCATACCGGCATACAGCGCATCGCCGAGCAGAAATCACTGAGCACATCCCACGCCTTGCGCTGTGTGGTCAGGTACGCATTACAGGTGATGCGCGGCTCCGTGCCGCCAAAGCCGTCCGGCACTGACTGGTCGCAGTACTGGCCGATGACATACAGCGCCCATTTGTCCACATCCGCCGCACCAAGACGTTTCCCCATGCCGTAGCGTGGATGGGTCAGCATATCCCACAGACACCAGGCCATGTTATTGCTGTATGCTGGCTTAAACGTTCCGTCCCAGATACCGCTGTATTGCCGAGTCTGCGGGTTATAGTTCGACGGCACCTGCAGAATACGCCCGCGCAGATGATAATTACGGCTCACCTGCTGGCTGCCGAACTGCTCCGAATCCACCTGTACGCCGACCAGTGCCGTGTTCGGGTAGCACTGTTTCACATCGATGATTTCGGTGTATGACGACCAGAGCGTTTTGTTCTGCAGCTGGTCTGTGGTGCTGTCCGGCGTCATCCTGCGCATCCGGATATTGAACGGGCGCGGCGGCAGGTTACCCACCACCACCGAGGCCAGATACTGTGAGGTGGTTTTGCCTTTAATGGTGATGTCTTTTTCCGTCACCCAGCCACCATTACGCTGTATCTGAACCAGCAGGCGGACTTCCGACGGATTCCGGTCCCCCTTTGAGGTGGTTTCCACCAGTGCCTGCACACCGAAGGTAAAGCGCAGTCGGTCGATGTTTGCCGACGTGATGGTCCGGGTGATCGGCGTGTCATATTTCACTTCCGTACCCAGCACCGTCTCGGAGCCGGAGGATTCAAATCCCTCCGGCGGTGTCTGCTCCTGCTCACCGGCCCGGAACACCACCGTGACGCCGGATATATTGGTATTCCCCTCACTGTCCAGCACCGGCGTACTGTTCAGCAGCACGCTTTTTAATCCATCCACCGGACCTTCAACCGGCCCTTCGCTGATGGCATCGATCACACTCAGCAACTGCGTGGACTTCAGGTTGTCCTTCGCTTCGCGCGGGGTATGCCCCTTACTGCTGCCTTTACCCATTCATCACGCTCCATAAACGACAAAACCGCCCGGAGGCGGTTTCACATAAAACATTTTGCATCAGCGACCAATCACCACAACCTGACCACCATCCCCTTCGTCTGCCGTGCTGATCTCCTGAGAGACCACCCGCGACCCCACGCGCATTTCACCGTACAGAACGGGCAGAACATTGCCCTGGGCAACCATGTTATCCAGTGAGGAGAAATAGGTGTTCTGTTTGCCGTTATCTGTACTTGCTGCCGTGGGCGTCCTGGCTTTCGGTGCCAGCATCTGCGCCACTCCGCCCAGGATCATACTGGCCCCTGCCGCATACATGCCCGATACAGCCGCGGCACCCAGCCAGCCCACAGGGTTCCACCATGCCACCGCAATCAGCGCCGCCCCCAGCACCACCTGAAACACACCGCCACTTTTAGCTCCCGCCAGATGCGGCACGATGTGGATCACGGCACCATTTGCCAGCGGCTCATTAAGACGGGCAGACAATTCGGTTTCACCTGCATCACGCCCGGCAATGCGTACCTGGTACCAGCCGTCGCTCAGTTTCTGACGAAACGCCGGGTTCTGCATGGCCAGCGCCCGGATGGCTTCGGACCCCGTTTTCACTCGAAGGTCGATGCGGCGGCCAAATCGTTGTAAATCCCCGTAAAGGCAGATGCGTGCCATGCCCGGTGACGCCAGAGGGAGTGTGTGCGTCGCTGCCATTTGTCGGTGTACCTCTCTCGTTTGCTCAGTTGTTCAGGAATATGGTGCAGCAGCTCGCTGTCACCACAGTAAATGGCGGCATGATTCGGCACCGATGAACCAAAACAGCACAGCAGCACATCGCCCGGCTGCGCCGCTGACAACGGCACCTGATACAGCCCTGTGGCCTCCAGATTATCCAGATAGAGATTCTGACCGTTACGCCACCAGTCATACCCGCGATGAAAATCCGGCATCTCAATCCCCGCCAGATGATAAGCATCCCGGAACAGCGTGTAACAGTCCGTCGACCCGTGCTCAAAGCGCCGCCCGGTGAGATGCGGCACACAGCGGAACTTATGAATCGCCCCCCGGCAGACCAGCCACCACGGCAAATCACTCTGCACCTGCAGCCGCCGGTCAGCATCACTCAGCCAGGGCAGACCACCGGGATGACTGTGGACCAGCGCCACAATCTCACCCTGCATTTCTGCCTGCAGCCAGTCCTCCGGAGCTATCCGGAAATAATCCTCCGGCTCACCGGAGATATTCACGCAGGGAAAATATCTTTCCCCCTCCGGCGTTCTCACCACGAAGCCGCACGACTCCGCTGGCGCACATCGCCGGGCGTGCGCCAGAATCGCTGATTCTGTCTCTGTCATGGGATTACTGCGAAAATTTGTTAATGGAAAGGAAGCCGCCAAAGTTGCAGACGTTATTGCGAAACTTACAGCCACTCAGGCATTTGCTGCATTTATCCTTCGTGATATCGGACGTCGGCTGGTCATATTCATCCGCGACCGCCGGACCGCTATAACCGCACTCATCGCCGCGATAGGTCCAGGTGCAGGTGTTGGCCAGCATGATACGTCCCGGAAAAACAGCGCCGTCCGTTTCCGTCGGCGTGGACAGTACAAAAGAGGCACTGACCGCGCTCAGTTCGCTGCACTGCTCGATGCGCCAGCGGCTGATCACCTCCTGCTCCGGATCGGCGTCACTGTTTCCGTTGACGAAGTTCACCGCATCCAGAAA